TATATCAAGCAGATGGAGGGCGAGATCAAGAAAGCGCTTCCCTCCGTTATGACGCCGGAGCGGTTCACGCGGATCACGCTTTCCGCGCTTTCCACAAATCCGAAGCTGGCGCAGTGTACGCCGCAATCTTTCCTCGGCGCGATGATGACCGCCGCGCAGCTTGGCTTGGAGCCGAACACGCCGCTTGGGCAGGCATACTTGATCCCGTATTGGAACGGGAAACAGAACCGTCTTGAATGTCAGTTCCAACTTGGGTACAAAGGCATGATCGACCTTGCATACCGCTCCGGCGAGATCCAGACGATCCAAGCACAAGTCGGACACTCAAACGATACGCTGATTGCCGAGTATGGCACGGAATGCAGCCTGAAATTTATCCCGAAGCTGAACGGAGATCGCGGCGACCCGGTGAACGTCTGGGCCATGTTCAAGACAAAGGACGGCGGCTACGGCTTCGAGATCATGACGCTGGACGATGTTCGCGCCCATGCGCAGAAGTACAGCAAGGCATACAGCTCCGGCCCGTGGCAGACCAACTTTGAAGAGATGGCAAAGAAGACCGTTCTGAAAAAAGTTCTGAAATACGCGCCGATGAAGTCTGAATTTGTTCGGCAGATCGCGCAGGACAGCACGGTCAAGACGGAGATCAGCGACGATATGTTCACCGTCCCGGCGGTCGTTGTGGATGCAGAAATGGTGGCCGATATGCCGGTCGATCAGGCAACCGGCGAGGTCATGGAGGGCGCTGCAAATGCTGAATAAAATCGTCCTGATGGGCCGCCTGACCCGTGACCCGGAGCTTCGGCAAACGCAAAGCGGAAATTCCGTTGTATCCTTCACGCTTGCCTGCGACCGCGATTTCGCGGCGCAGGGCGCGGAGAAGGAAACGGACTTCGTGGATATCGTCGCATGGCGCGGCACGGCTGAGTTTGTCAGCAAGCATTTCTCCAAGGGCCGCATGGCTGTCGTTTCTGGCCGTTTGCAGATCCGCAACTGGGAAGACAAGGACGGGAACAAGCGCAAAACGGCGGAGATCGTCGCAGAAAGCGTTTATTTCGGCGACAGCAAGCGGGACGGGCAGAATGCTTCTGCTGCTGCACCGGCCTCGGCAGAGTTCACGCAGCTGCCGGACACGACGCCTGTTCCGTTCTCCGGCTCCGATATGCAGCAGATTGGGCTTGACGACGACGACCTGCCGTTCTGAGGGAGGGCTTCGCAATGCTTTTTGACGTTTGCATTGAGGAATTCATTACAGGCTGCGTGAAAATTGAGAATCAGATCAATTTTTACAACGTGACTGTGGAAGAGCTCGAAGTCCTGACAAAACTTGTTGACCGGCGCGATCAACTGCTTATTACCTGTCAGCCGAAAAGTGAGGGCTGACGGATGGGAGATAAAAAGGAATACGTCAAGCTGTGGCTGAGTTACAGGAGCTATTTCGAGGCGTACAGTGCTGCTGAGGTGGGGCGCTTGGTGCTGGCTGCGATGGATTATCGCGAGTCGGGAGCAGAGCCAGAGTTAAGCGGGAGTGAACGTTTCATTTGGCCTGCGATTCGACGGGACATTGACGAATCCGTAGCGGCGCAAAAAGCCATCTCCGCGTCCAGAAGCGAGGCAGGAAAGCAGGGCGGTCGGCCTGAATCCGAAAAAGCAAATGCTTTTGACGAAAGCAACGAAAAGCAAAAAAAGCAAATGTTTTCCGAGGAAAGCAAAAAAAGCTATGGACAAAGGAAAAGGACAAAGGACAAGGACAGTATTCTTTCCCCCCTACCCCCCACGCTGCGCGAAGCAGTTGAAAAATGGGTGGCGTACAAGGGCGAACGACGGGAGGAGTATAAGCCTGTCGGCCTGCAAAGCCTTGTTACGCAGATCACAAAGGCTGCGGAGGAATACGGCGAGGAAGCCATGATCGACGTGATAACCCGCTCTATGGCCGCAAATTACAAGGGGATCGTGTTTGACTGGCTGAAAGAGGCCAGCACACGCCCTGCGGCGCTCGGCCGCGCTGCAAAGCCCGGCTACGGCGTGCAGGGGCATCATGACGATCTGAATCCGCTGGAACGTGCGGCTGTGGACAGGGTGATGGGGCCGGTGTCAAAGGGAGCTGCCCGATTGCAGCAAGGCGTGCAGCGCCACGGGGACGAACTTGATGCGTTCCAGCTGGAGGCGGTCGAGCGAATGCTTGCGGAAAACAAGGAGGATAAGGCATGAGATTTGTTTGCGATTGCTGCCACGATCTGACGAACATCGAGGCAGACCGGCAGATTATGCTGGCCAAGCTTACGCCGGGGAGGGAGGACGGCAATGGACTTAGAGCAAACCGCGATTGAGCGGCTGCGGATGGCCTCGGAGATGAGCCTGCGCTTGTACAATCGGCAGAATCAGCTTTTGCTTGGAGGAAAACGATGATTGCTCGCGTCTTTCCAAGAAAAACGAACGCTTCCCCGACAGATGCGCTCGCATTCTTCGGCCAGCCGACAATCGAAAATATCGCCGACTGCATCAAGGCGGGCGTAACAGAAGTACATATCTCCGTAACGTTTACATGGGATCTCGAAAAGGCCGAAGATCTGTACTACGCATGGCAGATCCTCGGAGTTCCGGTGGAGGTCGGCGGCCCGGCATTTGATGATCGCATGGGAGACTTTACGCCTGGGCTGTATCTGCGCGAGGGGATGATTTTTACATCACGCGGCTGCACAAAGGATTGCTGGTTCTGCTCCGTGCCGCGCTGCGCACACGGAGAAATCAAAGAGCTGCCAATCGTGGACGGATGGAACATCCTTGATGACAACATTCTGGGAACGTCAGAAGCACATTTTCGGGCGGTCTGTGAAATGCTCAAGAGGCAAAAACAAAGATCTGTTTTTACTGGGGGATTAGAACCGGCGCTGCTCCAGCAGTGGCAGGCGGATTTGCTGCACGAGGTAAACCCAGCACGGCTTTATACAGCCTATGACACAAAGGACGATCTGGAACCGCTCATCGAAATGGGCAGGAAACTGCGGGAAGCCGGTTTTCGCCCGGCACGACACGCCATGTGCTGCTATGTGCTGTGCGGCTACGACGGAGATAGCTTTGCGGACGCAGAAAAGCGTCTGACCCAGACCATGCAGGCCGGATTCGTGCCGTATGCCATGCTGTTTCGCGGAGAGGACGGAAAGTATGATCCGGAATGGCGACGGTTCCGGCGCGAATGGTGCCGCCCGATTATCACTGGAAAAAAGTTCAACGAATATTGGAGGGAAAAACGTGACGAATAAAGAAGTCGTGCAGGCGCTGCGGTACTGCAAATTTGGAGTCTCGTGCGAAAACTGCCCCGCAGTAGGGAACGAAGACTGTTTTGACGAGGTAAATACGGCCGCAGCCGACCTCATCGAGCGCCTGACCGCCGAGAACGCGGCGCTGCGGGAGAAACAGAGGTGGATTCCGGTGACGGAGCGGATGCCGGAACCAGAGACAGATGTTTTGGCAGTTTGCAATCGAAACGGATACATTTTCGTGACACCGGCTATCTACGAGGACGGGAAGTTACTGACGCAGGAAAGTGCGTGGAACTGGAGCGACATCTACTGCTATGGCCTGTACGACGAGGAGGCGGATGATTACTACATCCCGGAGGGTTGGTGGGAGAACAGACAGTTTAATCCGGACGATGTGTACAACAATCCGGTAGACTGCGCAGTTACCCACTGGATGCCGCTGCCGGAAGCGACGGAGGAAGGAGACAAGGCATGAGTAAAGCTGTTTTGATCAGCATCCGCCCGATGTGGTCCCAGAAGATCATGAGCGGGCAGAAGACCGTTGAGGTGCGCAAGACGCGCCCGAAGATGAACCCACCGTTTAAGTGCTACATCTACAAATGCGGAAACGGAAAAGTCATCGGGGAATTTCTGTGCGATGAGATCATCGAAGATCGCACGTATGGGCACAATGAAGAATTTTACAGAGCAGCCTGCATGAGCGCATACGATGCGGCGGCATATGCAATGCAGTCGCCGATGTATGGCTGGCACATCTCAGATTTGCGCGTTTACGATCACCCGCGCGATCTGTGGGAGTTTACCGGCCTGCGGATAACAAAAGACGGCTTTGAGCTAAGTTTGATCACCCGCCAGCCGCAGAGCTGGCGGTATGTGGAGGAAGACACATGAGCTACGATATTTCGTTCAAGGTAAAAGTCGACGGAGTTGATGCCTACGTCCCCGTTGGTGCGTGCGACGCAAATATAACTTGGAACGTTCGGAAGATTATTGAGAAATCAACTGGTCTGGAATGGAAGAACTGCCAGAACAATGGGCTTTGCGTGGATGTAATTCCAAAAATCGAGGCTGGCTTGAGAACGTTGGAGCAGAACCCAGATTCGTTCAAAGAATACGAAGAACCGAACGGGTGGGGAACGGTAAAAGAAACAGCACAATTTTTTCGGAACATTCTTAACGATTGGAATGATTTCCAGCAATGGTATGAAGAACTTGTTCCGGTTACGACGTTTTGGACTGAATGCTGGCTTCTTACGGAAGCTACGGGGCTGACCCAGGAGGAAATCAAGGCTCCATTTACGGAGGACACGATGATAAATCTGGCAGAGCAGGCGCTGGGCGTGGAGCCTAGCTGCCTCCGCGAGCTTGCCGAGGCCGACAAGGACGGGCGCGTGGTGGTGCTGCCGTGCAAGGTGTACGAGACTGACGGGGTGAGGGTGTATGAGCACACGGTGCGCGAGGTCATCTACGAGACGGCAGGCGGCCCGGCTTTCGATAAAAATGCAATCGGGAAGAGCATATTTTTGACGCGCGCCGAAGCCGAGCGGGCGCTGCAGGAAATGGAGGGCAAGAAGGATGGATGAAAACCGTGTGTGCTTTACCGTCCGAGGAGAGTTCGGAGCGCAGATGAGCTTCGAGTCAAAAAACACGATCCCGTATGAAGATCTGTGCAAGTGTATCAATAAAGATACGTTGGTTGAGCTGATGTGCCTCGATAGTCTCGGCTATACCGGCGACGATATTCAGTTCATCACGCCGGAAGAGTATGACGAGCGATTTGGAGGCGACAAGGATGCCTGACGAATATATCAGAAGAACCGAGGCGCTGAAAGACTTTGAAGCCTGCAACGCGGAAAATCCGCGCTGGACACCGCAGCGGGTGAAAACGCTCCTGCTGCGTCAGCCCGACGCCGACGTTGCGGAGGTGGTGCATGGGTGGTGGATCTCATTCTTGGACGGTGACCACATCATGCCGGAACGGTACTACAGATGCTCACGTTGCGGCAGAGTAGAGAGCAGACGACAGCCGTATTGTCATTGCGGCGCAAAGATGGACGGTGCAGCCGAATGAGCGGGCTGCGGTTTGCTCGTGGAAGCGCGAAAGGAGGAAAGCTGATGCAGGATTGCTGCTTGACTTGCAAAAATCTGGAATACAGAAAGAACTACGTTTATCCGTATCGGTGCTTGAAGCACAAGGCCGAACGGTTCTCCGAGGAAGAACTGGAACGGAGGTTCTTTTCCGGAGAGGAATGCAAAGACTTTGAACAAAGGAGGTGGCCCGATGGGCACAATTCTGGCGATTGATCCCGGCAATATCGAATCTGGCTATGTGGTGGTTGAGCACGACGGCGAAGAAATTCGCCGCGTGCTGGAGGCCGGGAAGATCGAGAACCCGGCAGTGACTGATATGCTGGATCGGAAGCTTTATGCGAACTGCATAGACGTTGCAATCGAGATGATTGCGGGCATGGGCATGACGGTCGGACAAGAGGTGTTCGACACCTGCGTCTGGATCGGGCGATTCTGGGAAATCGCGTTGAGGTCGGGCGGATATGAGCCGAAGAGGATCTACCGCCGGGAAGAAAAGCTGGATCTGTGCGGCTGCCTGAGCGCGAAGGATAAGAACATTCGGCAGGCCCTGATAGATCGATACGGCGTTGTCGGCACGAAAAAAGATCCCGGATTCTTCTATGTGAACGGCACGAAGTTTGCAAAAGATATGTGGGCGGCGATGGCCGTCGCCGTGACGTATTTTGATAAATACGTCAAGGGGGTAAAGCTATGAGCAAGATGCAGCGCAAGCCGCCAAGACCGCCGATGCAGCTGACGTGCGATGCCTGCGGGAAAACGTTTATGCGCGCACCGTCGAAGTACAAGGCAAAATATAATTTTTGCAGCGAAGCGTGCGCCTGGACGGCACATAGGGACGCTGTGATGGGCCGGGCGGAGCGCGTGCGGATCCTGATCACGTGCTAGATCCCGGTATACCCGGAAATGCGGCCTGTCTGCGGACGGGTGTATCCTGCCGAGAAATACAAATACAGGACAAACCGGACGGGCTACGTCGTCGAGGTGGGCGGCAAACGCGTATGTGTGAGGGTGGACGAATGCAGGGAAATCTAGGGCTTACACCGGTGCAGGCTCCGTGCAAAGGCTGTGCGGACAGGCACACCGGCTGTCACACGGACTGCACCCGATACATAGCATTCCGCCGGGAGGCGGACAGATACAAGCAGGAGCAATCAAAGGACGCGGCGAGATATGCAACGACACGGGGCTGTATGCGGACGCTGCACGATGCGAACCGCGCAAAGCGCGAAGGGAGGCAACATTACTGATGAGCACGCCGCGATACGGCTGGTGGGCCTATGCAAAATGGATGATCCGCAGCTATAAGGGCGGCGGGATGATGACGAAGGCCGAGCGCGCTGCCGTTGCGGATGCAATCGCGGAGACGGAACAGCTCGTTGACGGCGCGGAGCGACTCCGGCTCATAGACTTGGTTCTTTGGAAGCGGACGCACACCTTACAGGGCGCTGCGATGGCGGTTTATGTGTCCGAACGCACCGCGCAGGAGTGGCACAGGCAATTTATTCGCCTTGTGGGGCAAAAAAGAGGGCTTTTATGAAAAAGTCTGCGTCCCAGAGCCAAATTTAACATTTACTATAAGGGCGTAGAGATCAACTCTACGCTCTTCTTCATCGGCACCGCAGCGTTCTGCGGAAACCTCCTCCTCCTGTTCTCGTGTTCTCCGGTGTGAATAAATATATTTATTCACACACGGAGACACGAGAACGAAAAAATGAGGTGGCTGGCCGGTGATCGGGCATGATGGGGAGGACAACATGGAGGTAAAAAACAGAAAGCTTTCCAGCATTACTGCATACGGGAAAAATGCGAAGAAGCATGACAAGACGCAAATCAACAACGTTGCGGAGAGCATCAAGCAGTACGGTTTTGTGCAGCCGATTGTGATTGACCGCGACGGCGTGATCGTAATCGGCCACTGCCGCGCCATGGCGGCGAAGAAGCTGGGCCTGGAAGAAGTGCCTTGCGTCTGTGTGGATGATCTGACACCAGAGCAGGTAAACGCCCTGCGGCTGGTGGATAACAAGAGCAACGAGAGCGACTGGGACTTTGACCTGCTGGCTGATGAGCTGCCTGGCCTTGACCTGTCGGCGTTTGACTTTGACTGGGGCCTGCGTGATGAACTCGACACGTCAGTTGTAGAAGACAACTACGATCCTGTTTTACCGGCAGAGCCGAAGAGTAAACTTGGCGATGTGTACCAGCTCGGAGACCATCGCCTTATGTGCGGAGACAGCACGTCTTTGACAGACGTACAGAAGCTTGTGGGGGGGGCACAAATCGATCTTCTTCTCACCGATCCTCCGTACAATGTGGACTATCAGGGCACCGCCGGTAAAATCAAGAACGATAACATGGAAGATGCAGCCTTTAGGCAGTTCCTGACGGATGCTTTCTCCAATGCGGCGATGGTTATGAAACCCGGCGCTCCGTTCTACATCTGGCATGCAGACAGCGAGGGGTATAACTTTCGCGGCGCGTGTAAAGACGCGATGCTGCGCGTCAGGCAGTGCCTGATCTGGGTGAAGAACTCCCTTGTGATGGGGAGACAGGATTTCCAGTGGAAACATGAGCCTTGCCTGTACGGTGAGAGTGAAATTGAAGAGGACGATCATGAGCCTTGCCTTTACGGATGGACGGAAGGCAAGAAGCACTACTTCTTCAAGAACCGCCGACAGACTACCGTTCTGAATTTCGATAAGCCTGTCAAATCTGCGGAGCATCCGACCATGAAGCCGATTAAGCTGTTTGATTATCAGATGCAGTGTTCCAGCAAGCCGGGAGAGAATGTGCTTGACCTGTTCGCTGGCTCCGGCACAACGATCATGGCAGCGGAGCAGAATGGCAGACACGCTTTCTGCATGGAGTACGATCCGAAGTATGCGGATGTCATTATTGATCGGTGGGAGAAGTTTACGGGGAAGAAAGCGGTGTTACTGAATGACGATTGAAGAAGCACGGGCGATTATAGCCAAAACCAGCAGCCCGTATTTGAAGCGGGACATGGAGAAGTTTATCAAACGCCAGCAGAGAAAGGAGGGCGCGTATGGCAAGGCCAAGAAAGGAAATAGATCAAAAACAGTTCGAGAACCTATGCGGCCTGCAATGCACGCTTGAGGAAATCTGCGGTTGGTTTGGTGTGACTGATAAAACACTGGATAGTTGGTGTAAACGCACCTATCATGCCAGTTTTTCCGAGGTATTTAAGCAAAAGCGAGGAGCGGGGAAAATTTCACTGCGCCGGAGCCAGTGGCGGCTTGCTGAAAACAATGCGACAATGGCAATCTGGCTTGGGAAGCAGTACCTCGGCCAGACAGACAAGCCGGAAGAATCCATTGACGCGGAGGATACGGACGCTTATCTCAAAGAAGCGGGGATTGAATGAAAACCAGGACCATCAACCCCGTGTTTGGGGAAAAACACAAGGCGTACATACAGCGCGCAATGCGCTGCACGATCTCGGTCGCAGAGGGAGCCGTTCGAGCGGGCAAGACCATCGACAACATAGCTGCCTTTGCTGCGCTGATAGAAAAGGGCACGCCGGACAGAATACACCTTGCGACAGGCTCCACGGCGGCCAACGCGAAGTTGAACATCGGAGACGCGAATGGATTCGGACTCGAGTATATTTTCCGCGGACGCTGCCGCTGGACGAAGTACAAAGGCAACGAGGCGCTTGTGATAAAATCTCACAGGCGCGACTATGTGGTGATCTTCGCGGGCGGGGCAAAAGCGGACAGTTTCAAGAAAATTCGCGGCAATTCATACGGAATGTGGATTGCGACAGAAATCAACCTGCACCACGAGGACACGATCAAAGAGGCATTTAACCGGCAGCTTGCCGCAAGGCTGCGCCGTGTGTTCTGGGATTTAAACCCGTCCTCGCCTGGGCACTGGATCTATCAAAACTACATCGATAGATTCCCGGAACGGCTCGGCGGGCAGTACAACTACCAGCATTTCACCATCCGCGACAACGCAACAATTACGGATGCGCGGCTTGCGGAGATTGAAAGCCAGTATGACGTAAACAGTATCTGGTACAGGAGAGATATCCTTGGCGCACGGTGTATAGCCGAAGGCCTCGTATACCCGATGTTCGACCGCGAACGCAACGTCGCAAGTGAGCGGGGCGGGCCGGGGCGGTACTGGATCTCATCGGACTACGGCACACAGAACCCTACCGTCTTTGCATTGTGGCGGGAATATGGCGGCAGGGCCGTCATGGAGAAGGAATATTACCACAGCGGACGCGAGAGCGGGCGGCAGAAGACCGATGAGGAATATTATCAGGACTTAGAGGCATTCGCGGACGGATACCGCATTGAGCGTGTCGTGCTCGACCCATCGGCAGCGTCCTTTGCCGAGTGCATCCGGCGGCACGGAAAGTTTTCTGTATGGAAAGCAAACAACGCCGTGCTGGACGGCATTCGCTTCACGGGGGCCTGCATCAAAAGCGGCATAATCAAATTCCATGAGAGTTGCAAAAACGCGTTTCGGGAATTTGGCCTTTATAGCTGGGACAAAGACGCAGGAGAAGACCGCGTGATAAAAGAAAACGACCACGTGTGCGATAGTATCCGCTATTTTTGCATGACCGTTTTGAGGAGAGAAATCAAGAAATGAGCCTTTTGACAAACATTCGAGGGTGGTTCCGGAATATGCTTTTCCCGCAGGCAGTGGCCGAGCGGGAATTCGGCGTATCTCCGGCAGTCAGCCCGAAGATGGAGCAGAATATAAGCCTCTGGTACGCGATGTTTATTGGAAATCCACCCTGGCAGACGTGCGATGTCATTGCTGTCGGGATTCCGGCAGCGATCTGCCGGGAGATTGCACGACCGACGCTGGCCGAGCTGACGGCTAACATCACCGGCAGCGCCCGGGCGGATTATCTGAAAGAGTGCTTTGAGCGGGCGGAAGAAAATTTCCACAGCGCCTTAGAGCTGGGACTTGCGCTCGGCGGTGTGGCATTTAAGCCGTATATCTACGGCGAGCAGCTGCTGGTCGACGTGACCGGCGCGGCAGCATTCCAGCCGACGAAATTTGACCCTGCCGGGCGCTGCATCGGAGGCGTCTTCCGGGACAAGCCCGCGAAAGTGGGCGGGAAGTATTATATCCGCCTCGAATCGCACGAGCTGGACGGCACGACCTATACGATCCGCAATAAAGCGTATTACAGCGACGCTTCCGGCACAGTCGGCGCAGAAGCACCCCTGAATGCCGTCCCGGAATGGGCGGACATTCAGCCGGAAATCACGATCCAGAATATGAGCGGGCCGCTCTTCGCGTACTTCCGCCCGCCTGCGGCCAACACAACGGACGCAAACAGCCCCTGCGGAATGTCCGTCTACGGAGACGCGGCTACTGTGCAGCTGATCAAGCAGGCCGATGAGCAGTGGGAGCGCCTGCGCTGGGAATATCGCTCCAGCGAGCGCAAAGTCCTGATGGATGGCACGAGTTCGACTGCGGATATGTTCAACAAGCGTATGTTTGAACTAGGACCGTTCTCCACTAGCGGCGAATTCTTTCAGTACATCGAGCCGCAGATCCGCGACGAAGCAATCTACCGAGGTTTCCAGAATACGCTTCGCCGTATCGAGTTCAACGTCGGATTGGCTTATGGAGATATTTCCGATCCGCAGACCATCGAGAAGACGGCGACGGAGATACGCAACAGTAAGCAGCGCAAATATGTGCTGATCGACAGCATTCAAACGGCGCTTGAACATACGTTTGACAGTCTGCTCTACGCGCTCGATACATACGCGACGCTCTACAACCTTGCGCCTGCCGGGACGTACAACACCGATTACAGTTGGGGCGATTCCATCCTTGACGACGCTGAGAAGAAGGAACAAGAGCGGGCAAACGACCGGCTTGACCTCGCTGATGGAATTCTGAACCACTGGGAATACCGCGCAAAATGGTACGGCGAGGACGAAGCGACTGCAAAGGCAATGCTGCCGAGGGCGCAGGACATGACAGATGCAAACGCCCCGGCTGAGGTCGAATGAGAAAGGTCAAGTATCCGTTCAGTCCGGAGCTGCTCGACGCCCTCCCGGAAGAACTCGCGGAGCTGTTCCGTGCGCTGGAAGATACGCTGCTGGATGAAGTCTGTTCCCGGCTTAAAATTGCCGATCAGCTCAACGAAGTAACGGTTCAGGATATCCGGGCGCTGCGGTCGCACGGCATTGATCTCAAGAAGATCAAAATGGCCATCCAGAAGACGGCGGACGTCAGCGAGGAAAAACTGAACAAGCTGCTCGACGATGTTGTGGAGCGCAACCAGCGTTATTACAACGACCTTATCACGCTGGCCGATGTGACGAAGCCTGGCCGGCTGGTCGACGCTTCCGATATCGACGCGATCCGCAAGCAGACGCTCGGAGAATTCAGAAATCTGACGCAATCCATGGGCTTCCTGGTCGACAATGGCCGGAAGATGCTTCCACCTGCGCAGGCTTACCAACACGCCTTAGACGCGGCTACGATGAAGATACAGAGCGGCGCAATTTCTTACAATGCAGCAATCCAACAAAGCATCCGGGAACTGGCTGAGAGCGGGATCAAGACGGTCGATTATTCGAGCGGCCATGTAGACCAGATAGACGTAGCGGCCAGACGGGCCGTTATGACGGGAATAAATGCGATAAACCAGAAATACGCGATACAGTCTATGGAATACCTAGAGACAGACCTTGTGGAAGTGTCAGCGCACTACGGCGCACGAAATGTGCCGGGGCCGAACGGCTGGGAAGCCCATTCAGAATGGCAGGGGCGCGTGTTCCATTGGGACAAACAAGTTTGAAACAAACGGATAGCCCGACGGGGTGAAAAGCGGCCTGCCTTACCGTCTTCCGTTTGTTCAAAATAAGGCGGTTACGAAAGGCGGTAATTATGGGAGCAATCCTAGATTTAACAGGGAAAAGGTTTGGAAGTTTAACGGCAGTTAGATACGTCGGAAAACGCGGCGGGAAAAGCATTTGGGAGTGTAAATGTGATTGCGGAGGAAAAACGGAATCAAGTACCTCGAATTTAAACAGAGGGCTAAGTACAAGCTGCGGTTGCAAAAGGAAAAAGACGTGCAGTGATAGAATGAAAAGAATCAATTACAAGCACGGGGGAACGAACACTCGACTTTTTAGGATATGGAGCGGGATTAAGACAAGGTGCTTTGATGAAAATGCACCAGAATACAAGAACTATGGTGGCCGCGGGATTACACTGCATGATTTATGGAAAGCGGATTTTTCTGAATTCCAAAAGTGGGCGGCGGAAAGTGGGTACAATGACACGCTGACCATCGACAGAATTGACGTAAACGGAAACTATGAACCGGGGAATTGCCGATGGGTGACGATGAAAGAGCAGGCCAACAATAAGCGGACGAATAGATTTATAAGCTTCAACGGGGAAACACATTCCGTATCCGAATGGGAGCAGCTAAAAGGTGCGCCAAGGGATTCTATTCGACGGAGGCTAAATGCTGGGTGGAGCATAGAAAGAGCCTTAACAGAGCCGCCGCATAAATGCAGAAAGAAGGTGGGTTGATGAATGACGCCAATTATCCGGATTTTGTATCAAGCTGCGGCTATGGTAGTGTAACCGGTATCGGCGGCGCTTAGCCAACTGCCGACACACCTTCCATCCCTTTATAGACGGCGTTATGGAACGCACATACACAGACGCCGATCTGGAAGACATGAAACCAGAGAATCACAAGTTTGCATTCGACGGGAAGGAATACGACCAATATAGCGCCAGTCAGATGCAAAGACGGCTCGAACGGTCGATTCGCAAGCAGAAACGCTTAAAAAACGCCTATAAAGCTGCTGGTCTAAAGGACAAAGAGACTGCCGCAGCAGCCAAGCTGCGCCGCCTGAACACGAAATACCATGATTTCAGCAAGGCCGCAGGGCTGCCGGAACAGCCGGAGCGGACAAGGGTTCTGTACACAGACGCAAAATCCGAGGCTGCGGCCAGTGCGGCGAAAGCAGCAAAACCAATCACAAGGCTGCAAGAAACGCTGGACGTGAAAACGGAGATTGTGAACGGCGTTGTCCCGAAGGGATCAGAAATTGGCTCTATTCGAGAAATAGCTGGCGGAGATTCCGGGAAACAGTTGAAAGTTGCGAGTTTCCTTTCTGAAAACTACGGCGGGGAACCGTTGCAATGGCGGAAAATGGGCGGTATAATACAAACAGACAATTTCCGATATGATGTTCACTGGTTTGAGCAAAATGGGAAGCACTTTGAAGAAAAGCTGAAAGGGGTGAAGAGAAAATGAAGGTGAGATATAAAGGGCCGACGTTCGGCGGCGGTTTTCTCGGGCTGACGGATGGAAAAACCTATGAATGCGTGGGGGTCGAATATGATCTGCTCCGCATCATAGATGATGAGGGCGAGGACTACCTTTATTCCGCTTCAGCCCCTGCGCCGCTCAACGGAAAAACCAAGCCGGGCAAATGGGAAGTGGTAGAAGATGACGAGCGGGGAACGCTTTCAAGGCTGATTTCTAAGGAGAACGCATGATCGACGAAAAACTGAAAGCCGCCATCGAGCGGGCGCTTGCCGCCGGATTCCGCGTCCAACTGAAGCGCATGAAGGATGGAACAGTCAAGGCGCAGATCATCAAGGCGGAAGAACTGAAAAAATAATACAGATACCGCAGCACAATCGAGCGCGCGGAATGGCACGATGAGCCAACCTGTAAGGATTTCTTACAGGTTGGCTCTTTTTGTTTTATCAAATCTTGACCGGCCCGAAGTCGCTAAACTACGGGGCAGCAGCGGACGCGACCCGCGAGAACAAAGCGAAGCTGTGAAGGAGAACCTATGAAGCGAGATTTTTTGGAAGGGCTGGGGCTTGATAAGGATACCGTCGACAAGATCCTTGACGAGAACAGCCGCGACATCGGCCGGGAGAAGCAGAAAGCGGATCAGGCCAGAGAAGACCTGAATGCCGCCCGGCAGCAGCTGACCGACCGCGACAAGGACATCGAAGACCTGCGGAAGTCCAGCGGGGACGCCGAGAGCGTCCGCAAGCAGCTCGAAGACCTTCAGGGCCGGTACACCAAGGAAACCGAAGATTACAAGGCGCAGCTGGCAAGCCGGGACTACGCCGACGCCATGAACCGCGCGATCACGGCCAAGGGCGTCAAGTTCTCTTCCAAAGCCGCCGAGAAAGCTTACCTTGCAGACCTCAAGGAGAAACACCTTGAACTGAAAGACGGCGAGCTGACCGGCTTCGACGAGTGGCACAAGGCTCAGCTCGAAGCAGATCCGACTGCGTTTCAGGCAGATAAGCCCACGCCCACATTCGTCAAGCCCGTCGGCCAGGGCGGCGCACCGGCGGCAAAGAGCAAGGGCGCAATGTACGCGCAGCAGTTCAACGCGCAGTTTGCGCAGACACCAAACAAGGAGTGATTTGAAAAATGTCTATCGTTGTAAACACAAAAGCAGAAGTCAGACCGAACTTCCTCGAAAGCGAAGTCGGCCTCGTTCTGAAAACCCGCGAGATCCCCGCGTCGATGGGCGTACAGGACGGCAAATACAAGATCGTCAAGGCCGGTACGCCGTTTCCGTCCGACAACTCGAACGCCGTCGGCATCGTGTTTGAGGATATCGATGTGACGGACGGCAATATGCCCGGCTCCGTGATGGTCGCGGGCCGTGTGCTGGCAGACCGCCTGTCGCTGGCCTCCGCAGCAAAGACCGCGCTGTCCGGCAAGGGCTTCACATTTGTTGACGCGCCGGAGATCACGCGCGGCTATACCGTGACATACGACAAAAACGACGGCAGCGGCACGCCGCCCGTCGACGAGAACGTCTACACAGAGGGCTCCTATGCCGACGTCTCGACCGAATACCCGTTGACCAAGAGCGGCAACACCCAGACCGGCTGGAGCACGTCTAAGGGCGGCGCTGCCGTCTCCAAGGTCGAAATGACCGGCAATGTGACCCTGTACCCCGTGTGGACTACACCCTAAAGAAGGAGGAAAAACACCATGCCTGACATTCTTGAACTGATTTCCGACGCTGACCGTCTGGATTTCTCGCAGAACATTTCCGTCGCGCGCCCGGCCTACCTCGGAGACCGGCTGTTCCCGGATCAGAAAACCGAAAGCCTCAAGGCCGAGTACCTGCGCCTCGCAAACGGCGCACAGATCCCCACGATGGCGACCGTCCACGCCTTTGACACCGAGGCAGAGATCGCCACGCGCCCCGCGCTCGAAAAGACCGAGGTTGAGAAGCTGTTTATCAAGCGCAAGATCAACCAGTCCGAGCGGGTGCAGCTGCTCAACGAAAACGGCGTATACGCTGACAACGCCATTGTGAGCTACGTCTTCGACGATATGCGCCTGATGGCCGATGCGGTCAAGGTCAGAACCGAGGTCGCGAAAATGGAAGTTATCGCGACCGGCAAGATGACCATCAAGGAAAACAATCTCAACATGACCATCGATTACGGCGTTCCGTCCGCAAACATCGGCTTCAAGATCGACTTCGGCGCAGACGCTGATATCATCGGCCAGCTTCAGGCCATCGCAGATCAGGCGGCGGCATCCGGCCACGCGCTGAGCGAAATGGTCGTCGGTACGAAGATCCTGCGTAAGCTCGCGTCCAACAAGGGCATTCAGACCCTCGTGTACGGCACGGTCGGCGCTGGTACATATGTCACCACCGAGAAACTGCGCAGCCTCTTTACCGAGCTGTTCGGCTTCGGCCAGATCACGACCAACGACCAGCGCTATAAGGCGCAGGCCGCAAACGGCGCGGAAAAGACGCATCGATTCTTCCCGGAGGACAAGGTTGCGTTCCTGTCCAACGGCACGGCCAATTCCTTCGGCGTTGGCCTGTGGGGCGTGACGCCGGAAGAAAAGGGCTATGGCCCGTACACCGACAAGAGCGCGCAGCAGTATATCACGATCACCCAGTGGGAAACGCCTGACCCGAAGACCACCTGGACAAAGGCAAGCGGCCTGTTTATCCCGGTAGTGCCCGATCCTTACGGCCTGTTCATCGGCGCGGACGTCAGCAAGTAAAATCGAGCCTCCGCGCCTGCATGACGGGCGCGGAGGCTGACCGGAAGGAGGGCGCAGCATGATCTACGCTGATTATGAGTATTACGCGACTGTGTACCGCGGGACGGCGCTGGATGAAGAGCAATTTTGCGGCCTCGCCCGCAAGGCATCGGCTTACGTAGACTACATCACCATGAACCGCGCGCGCTCCGCCGCCGGGGACAAGCTCGAAGCCGTCCAGAACTGCGTCTGTGCGCTGGCCGAGCTGGAGCAGGACGCTGGGAAGCTGGACGGTCTCGTCTACACGACCGACAGGCCCGTATCAAGCGAGACGGTCGGCGGCTGGTCGCGAAGCTTTGGTTCACGAAATCTGTCCCAGGCAGATATACAGCGGACAGAGACGCGCCGCCGTGAGATCGTGCTGGCGTACCTCGGGCCGACCGGATTACTCAAAGCGAGGGGGTATGGGCCGTGTCCATGTTCCCCCACACCGTAACCATCTACAACGTCTCGCAGGAGACAGACCCGGCGACATTCAAGGACGTGGAGAAAACCTACATCACCGTCCTGCGCGGCGTTCTGCTGGAAGCCTCCAAGGCGGCCAACGTCCGCCAGAGCGGGCTTGAGGGCGCGGATGCGGTGAATCTGTACATTCCGTTCTCTACGGTTGCTGTAGACGGCGTGACGGGCGCAGAAAAGCGCTACGTCGGCCCGCAAGAATTCTGGCGTGCAACTGATAAAAGCGGAATCTGGACGCTCTCCACGGACGGCAACGGCGGAACGACATTCTTTATCAAGGGTGAAGTCGTGGAGCCGGACAAGACCGAGCAGGCGCTTGAAATGCTCTATGACGACGTTTACAAGGTCACAAAGGTCGATATGAAGGACTTCGGAAGCCAGGACATGAGACACTTCGAAGTCGGAGGGGCCTAATATGCTGAAATTCAGCGTAAAGGCAGACGGCTTTGATGAATTGCATGAGGCAATCGCGCAGGCGTGTACCAAAGCGGAGCATATTGTCGCGCTTCAGGCAAGAAAGGACACAGCCCCGTATGTGCCATTCTTGACCGGTTCCCTCGACCGCAGAACACAGGTGGAAGGGAATGCGATCATCTATCCCGGCCCATACGCAAGGTTCCTGTACTACGGGAAAGTCATGGTAGACCCGGAGACCGGAAGCACCTACGCGCCGAAAGGCGGGACAAAGGTACTGACCGACAAAAATCTTGTGTTCAACACGTCAGGACACAATCAGGCGCAATCGCATTGGTTCGAGGCGTCAAAGGCTGAAAATCTTGATAAATGGCTTCGTGTAGCGGACAAGGCGGTGAAGAATGGACGCTGAAAAGCAAAAAAGGCTGGTATCTGCGGAGGAAGAACAGGATATCTCCCGAAAGATGATGATCTGGGCAAATTCCTTCTCGGACGACGACATACCGGCCGCAACGATTAATTATGAATTCCTCGCCGCCGACTCGGCGAGTATGGCCCTGTCCACCATTCAGGGCGCGTACATCACACGAAAATTCATCCTCGGAGGGCACGAGGCGGAATATCAATTCAAGATTATCGCCCGCATCAAGCCCGGAAACAGCAACGACAAGCGCCTGAAATGCGACGCCATGCTGAACCGCTTCGGGGATTGGGCCATGCAGAACCCGCCGGATTTGGGCGACGGGATGCGCGTCCGGCGCATGGAAGCTGTCAGCCGCTCGGCCCTGTTCGCCCGGTATGAGGACGGCACAGAGGATCATCAAATTCTAATGAAACTGACATATGAGGTGATTTAACTATGGCAGAAGTTACTTTTAATACCACGGCCGGTCAGACCATCGACCGGGAGCTGCTGATTGCATATCTGAACACCGGCGAGTCCTCAACGCCCGCCTGGGCGCCGTTCGGCACTCGCGTCACAGACTCCAGCATGGAGTATGACTGGCAGGAGGATTCCAGCAAGGATATCCTTGGAACGACCAGAACCACCATGAAGAAACCGATTATCACGCAGAGCTTTGACCCGTGCGACCTTGACGCGGGCGATGCGGCGTTGAAGAAGATCTGGGATCTGGCGGTCAAGCAGCAGAACGCAGCTGCGCTGGCGAATCAGGACGTGCTGATCGTCCATCATTATGCAGGAACGGCCAAGACGGCAGTCTTCGCGGAGCGCTACGACGCGTCTATGGTCAAGCCGTCCAGCCTCGGCGGCGAGGGCGGCGGCTCGGTAGGTATGCCCATCGACGTGACGCTCGGCGGCAAACGCACGACCGGCACGGCGGCGGTTGGCGCCGACGGGGCTATTACCTTCACGCCAGACGCAGCGTAAGGAGGAATCGCAATGCCTGAAATCAAATTTGAAACCGGTATCGTATCGTTCAAGCTGAACGACGCGGCGGAAGTCTCCTTCAACCCGACCGACAGCGCATTTGTCGAACAGATCTTCAACACCTTTGACGAGCTGGACAGGAAGCAGGAGGCGTATAAGGCCGAAGTCGACCACTGCGCGGACAAGAAGGAGATTTTCGCCATTGCCCGCCGCCGCGACGCGGAAATGCGGGACATGATCGACGGCCTGTTTGCCAAGCCTGTCTGCGCAGACCTGTTCGGCACTATGAACGTCTACGCGCTGGCCGACGGCCTGCCAGTATGGTGCAACCTCATGCTGGCCGTGATCGATCAGATCGACACGAGCTTCGCGGCAGAGCAGAAGAAGACCAACCCGAGGATTGCGAAATATACAGATAGATGGAAAACGCGCAGGCCCCCTGTTCGCGAAATATATTGATAGATGTGGAAAGTGATCTATTCCCTGCCGACCTCTGTTGAGGTCGACGGAACAGAATACGCGATCCAATCTGATTACCGCGCAATCCTCGATATCCTCGTAGCCCTGACAGACAGGGAACTGAACGAGCGGGATAAGGCGGAAGCGGCGCTGACCATCTTCTATCCCGACTTCGAAGAAATGCCCGTCAGCGACTATCAGGAAGCCCTGAACCAGTGCTTCCGCTTCATCGACCACGGGCAGGAGAATCGAGAGAAGAGAAAGCAGCCAGAGATCATGTCATGGGCGCAGGACTTTGATCTCTATATTGCGCCTATCAACCGAATCGCGGGCTGCGAGGTCAGGGCGCTGGAATACCTGCATTGGTATTCGTTTCTATCGTACTATCAAGAAATCGGAGATTGCCTGTATGCACAGGTGGTTTCTATCCGCGATAAAAAGGCCAGAGGGAAGAGCCTCGACAAACAGGAGAGGGATTTCTACCGGCGCAACCGGGATATCGTCGATCTGAAGACAACATACTCGGAGGCCGAAGCCGACCTGCTTGCCGTATGGGGAGTCGGGACAAAAAACAGCCGCCCCGGTTAAGGGGCGGCAGCAGGAAAAACTTATTTTTTATACTCGAAAACGATTTCGCTACCCCAGAAGCTTGGAGAGAATCGAATCTCGATCTCACTCCAATCCTGCGGCGCTTCATATCCGACGACACCTTTCATTTTCTTCCCGGCGGCAATCGTGCCGTCAAGCTGCGGCTCGTCGGAACTCATCATCGCGGTGAGGCTGAGGCTGGTTGTATAGCCATCAATGTAGCTTTCGAATGAAAGCATGGTGCTGGACGCAATATCGCGGGATGAATTGTTTTCGATCTCGAATTCGCACAGAACAAAGACCTTTCCATCATCCGGCGAGACGTAATTTTGGCCGGAATTCTCGGTAACACTGAGCAACGTGACCGCCACGCCGTCTAGAACGACCTGGTCCCCAACGCCAAATGTTTCAGGCCCGGAATCGGATTGCTGCGGCGGCTGCTGCGAAGAAGAAACTGAGGTTCCGACCTTTTCCGGCTTGGAGGACGATCCGCAGGAAGCAAAGGCCGCGCCAATAAAGACGAAAAGACAGAGGAATACGATTAAAGCCGTCAGGCAGCCGCTGGGGCGTTTCGCCTGCTTTTTGGTTTTTAGCCCGCCAACAACGTCAACGCGGTTCGAGGCGTTAATCTTGATGGTAAAAAACGCATTCTGTTGCCCTTCGGCAATGGTAAAGGATATGGTTTTATCCAGACGGCGATACCGGTAAAAAGAAAGTTCGTGCTGGCCCGGAGCGGCCACGGCTCGAAGTTCTTCACCGTTTTTCAGCGTGCCGACATCACAGCCATCCAATGCAACGCCGACGGTCAGGCCAGAACCGTAAAAAGAATTGTCCCGGCTGATTTGGATAATGCAATCACTCATATTTCTTCCCTCCTTACTTGTAAGATAACACAAATAATAACAAAAATCAACCGAAAAGGTGGTGAAAATATGGCAGATGGGAAAATTGTGGTCACCGTCGACGCGGACGCAAAAAAGGCGCAGAAGGAGCTTGATACGCTGTCCGCGAAAATCGACAAGATGGAAGCCAAGCTAAACGAGGATACCGGAACGCAGAGCGGGCTTAAAAAGGAGCTGGACGCTGCGCTTCAGTCCGCAAAGCAGACGGAAGACGCGCTGAAATCGCTCCGCTCGGAGGCTGACCGCCTAAAGGGCATCACATCCGGAAACGCTTCGGCTAATCCAGCGGAGTACATAGACGCTTATTCTCGACAGGCGGAGGTTGCTGCACAAATCAAAGAGCAGGAACAGCTGCTTGTGCAGCAAAACAAAACGGCGGAAAAGCTCGGGAGTCAATATGCAAAGATCACCGACAAGGTGATAACCCAGACCGATGCGCTTGACGCTGCAAAGACCAAAGCCGGTGAGCTGGTGCAGCAGATCACAAATGCCAGCGGAGCTTCGGCCCGCATGGCCGAAGCGTCGGCGCGCGTCGAAAAAAGCATGAATAAATTCGGGAGAAGATTAAGCGGGGTGCTGAGGAGCGCGCTGGTCTTTACTGTCCTGTCCCGCGGCCTTTCCCAGCTGCGCAGCTGGCTTAGCGAGACGATCAAGAAAAGCGACGAAGCGCGCGCGGCAGTTGCCAGGCTGAAGGGCGCTCTGCTCACGCTTGCGCAGCCAATCATGAAGGTGGTTATTCCTGCTTTTATCCTTCTTGTGAACGTGCTGACTCGAATTGTAAACGCGCTTGCAACACTGGTTTCTAAGCTGTTCGGAACGTCTTTCCCGAAATCTGCGGCGGAAGCCGCTGCGGCATATGGAGACGAGGCGGAAGCAATCTCCGATGTGGGAGACGCAGCAAAAAAAGCAGGGAAAAGCATGGCGTCGTTTGACGAAATCAACCAGCTTTCGAATGATTCCGGAAGCAGCGGCGGCGCAGGAGCGGGTGGCGGAATCGGATCCGATACAATAGCACCCGATTTCAGCGCCATGATAAAGGATCAGCTGACATCAATTACAGAATTGTTTGTGGGCGCGGCATTGCTTGCGCTTGGCGCAATTCTCACGTTCAGCGGCGCGAACATCCCGCTTGGAATAGCGCTTATGGCAGTTGGCGCGCTGGCGGTGTGGGACGCGGTAAGCAATCACTGGGGAGAAATCGCTGGAATCCTGCAAGGGCAAGTCGGACTTATCACGGCGATTGTAAGTACTGCCTTGCTTGCAATCGGCGCGATCCTTGTCTTTTCTGGCGCAAACATTCCGCTTGGCCTCGGACTGATGATCGCCGGTGCGGTCGGCCTTGCGGCCACTGTGGCGGCAAACTGGGGCTCAATTACAGAAGCGCTGCAAGGGCCCATCGGAATCATTACGGCAATCGTAAGCGGGGCGCTGCTTGTTGTCGGCGCGATCTTAGCGTTCAGCGGCGCAAACATTCCTATCGGCATTGGGCTGATGGCGGCCGGGGCGGTCGGTCTCGCTGCGGTAGCGGCTGTTAACTGGGACACGATCACGGCGGCCCTGCGGGGCCCTGTCGGAAATATTGTAGCGATCGTGGGCGCGGCATTGCTTGCGCTTGGCGCAATTCTCGCATTCAGCGGTGCGAATCTGCCGCTCGGTATCGGGCTGATGGTTGCAGGAGCGGCAGGGCTTGCAGCAACAGCAACTATCAACTGGGATACGATCAAAACAAAACTGCAAGGGCCGATAGGGAAGGTCACCGCGATTGTCAGTGCGGCGCTGCTTGCGGTCGGTGCGATCCTTGCATTTACAGGCGCAAGCCTTCCGCTTGGAATCGGGCTGATGGCTGCGGGCGCAATCGGACTTGCAGCAACGGCGGCTGTCAACTGGAATACGATTCAGGAAAAAATGAAAGGGCCGCTTGGCAAAATTACTGCAATCGTTGGCGGCGCGCTCCTTGCGCTTGGCGCGGTTCTCCTGTTCACAGGTGCAGGAATTCCGCTCGGGCTTGGACTTCTCGCAGCGGGCGGCGTAAGCCTGGCTGCGGCTATTGCGCCGAACTGGGATTTTATTGTCAGCAAGGTAAAAGATTGCTGGGGCAAAATCAAAGATTTCTGGAAGAAGAACATTGCGCCTGTATTCACAGGCGAATGGTGGGCCAATCTTGCGAAAAACGCCATGAACGGCCTGATTGCCGAAATCGAGAGTGGGATCAATCGCGCGCTTGGCGGTTTGGGCGGCCTTGTGAACGGGGCGATTAGGCTGCTGAACAAGGTTCCGGGCGTAGACATTGGGAATGTAAGCTGGGGAAATGTCCAACTCCCCCGCCTAGCCTCCGGCGCGGTCATCCCGCCGAACCGGGAGTTTATGGCTGTGCTGGGAGACCAGAAGAGCGGGACGAACATCGAAACGCCGCTTGCCACAATGGTGCAGGCGTTCAAGCAGGCCATGAACGAGACCGGCGTAGCGGGAAGCAGACAAATGACGGTTATCTTCCAGCTTGACCGGCGTGAGCTTGGCCGCACGATCTATCAGCTGAACAACGAAGAGACGCAGCGCGTCGGCGTGAAGCTTGCGGGGGTGAAGACATGAGAAGCGCACTGAGCCTTGACGGCAAGGCGTATTTCAATCTTCACGTCGTGAGCTGCAAGCGGTCGTTCTCCGTCCTAGACGGCGACAACGCCGGACGCGTCATGACTGGCGCGATGACCCGCGATATCATCGGAACGTATTACAATTACAGGTTGGAAATCGACCCTGTATCCTCAGATCCGGAGGAATACGACGATTTTTACGAGAGCATTTCCGCACCGGTCGACAGTCACGTGCTGACTGTCCCATACGCGCAGGGAACCATGACCTTTGACGCCTATGTGGCAAACGGCGACGATGAGCTTGCCGGAAGCTACGACGGGCGCAATGATTGGGGCAATCTGACGATCAATTTTATCGCCATGAAGCCCAAGAGGACGCCGGTATGAGTGTACGTGTGATCTATGAGGACGTAGCGGTAGGCGCAGCAGCGGCGGCAAGCGTTGCAAGCACCGCTGCGAATCCCTTCTCTGACCTTCCGGAACTGCCGTATGGCACAGAGTCGGTGATCGTCGCGACAAACGAGCTGAACCAGTGGGTGCTGGACGGCTCCCGCCCGATCCTCACGACCGAGCGGGCGGCCTTCTGGTCTGCCGAGCCGAGCAAAGCAGACTGCACCTTCGACGCAAACCCGACGCTGACCATCACGCTGGACGGCACGTTCGCAAGCTCCGGCATCTTCCTATACTTCGACGGCGGTATCGGCGATTATTGCAGCGCCCTGACCATGACGTGGTACAACGGCGAGACAACCGTCGCGTCGCAGGACTTCACGCCGGACGGCCAGAAGTATTTCTGCGCAAAGCCTGTCTCCGGATACAACAAACTCGTGATCGAGCTGAAAAAGACGAGCCTGCCGTACCGGTACGCGAAACTCAGACAGATCTTCTTCGGCATCGTCCGGGAATTCGAGCGGGAGGACCTGCGCAGCGTCAGCGTCACCGAGGGCATCAGCGTGATTTCTGACGACGTGGAGATCAACACACTGGATTTCACGCTCGACAACTCGGATGATATCAACTTCATTTTTCAGGAGAAGCAGCCCGTCAGCGCCTACGACGGCGCAAAGCTGATCGGCGTCTTTTACATCAAGAGCTCGTCCCGGTCGAGCGACCGTCTCTATGACATTTCTTGCCAGGACGCGCTCGGCATTCTGGACGACGAGCCCTTCGCGGCGGCGGTCTACAGCAGCAAAAACGCGAAGGAGCTGATAGCCTCGATTCTCGGCGCGCACTTCACGCTGGACTTCGACCCTGCGCTGAAAGACGAGACCGTAACCGGCTATATCCCGGACTGCACGAAACGAGAAGCGCTGCAACAGATCGTTTTTGCGCTTCGTGCGACCATTGACACAAGCGCGTCGCGCGGCGTGCGCGTCCGGAGGCTCACAGCAGCCTCTCCTGCCACGATCCCACTTGACCGGACATACACGGGCGGCAGCGTTGAAACAGCGGCAGTGGTCACGGAGATCCGCGTGACGGAACACAACTATTCGACGTCCGGAAGCGGGGAGAGCGTGGAGGTCGGCGGTACGACCTACTATCACACGACGTCGGTCACGTCCAAGGCCAATCCGAACGCCACCACGCAGACCAAGCCGAACGTCATCGAGGTTCGCGACGCTACGCTGGTCAACAGCGACAACGTTGCCGCCGTCGCGCAGCACGTCTTTGACTACTATATGCGCCGTCAGACGCACAGTGTCAAAATTGTCATGGACAAGGAAGCCCCGGGCGATTACGTGCAGACCACAACGCCGTGGGGCACGAAGATCACCGGAACGATCACCAGCATGAACATCCGTCTCAGCGGCATTGCGGCGGCAGACTGCGAAATTATAGGGACGTAAGCGCCGGAGAAAGGAAAACAAGCATGATCATTATTACCTGTAAAAAGGCATTTGCGCAGACGAGCTGCCGAACGGCACTTCTGACAGCGGGCATGAGCAAGGCCGAAACCGTGCGCTTCGTCTTTTCAGACGATTGGGACGGCCTCAGCAAAACGGCGGTATTTACTGACGGCATGAAGACTGTCAACGTCCTGCCGCCCGGCTGGGACGGCGATACCGTCCCTATCCCGCACGAGATCCTCACCACGGCAGGAAGAACCGCCCGCGTCGGCGTGTACGGCACGAACGCCTCCGGCGTCGTGCTGCCGACTGTCTGGGTATCGCTCGGCAAGGTGCAGCCTGCGGCGGAGCCGTCCGGCGATCCTTCGGCGGATCCCACGCTCCCCGTCTGGGCGCAGCTGCAAGAGCAGATCGGCGACCTGAACGATCTCAAGACCTACAACAAGGACAACCTCGTTGCCGCCATCAACGAAGCCCGGCAGTCGGGCGGCGGAGGCGGGGGCGGGGGGATATCATCCGCGCAGATCGACGAGATCCGCGTGCTGACAAAATCGGACTATGACGCGCTGGACGAAAAGGACGCGCGGACGCTGTATCTGGTGGAGGGCTGACATGCTGGCAGTTGGACTCAAACGCATTCTGGAGCTGTTCATCGGCTCCATGGGCATCAAATCCGCCCGCTTGGGCACAGAAACCATCTACGAAAGGCCTGGCGGCTTTTTGTACATCGAACTCACAAGCGAAGAAAGGGGATAAATCCAGATGGCAAGTTTTTTCAATCTGACACTTGATACGCTGGCACCTGCCGGCCTATCGCTGATCCTGAACGACGGCGCGCAGTACGCGACCAGCGCGACCGTCACCGCGAAGATCTCAGTCACCGACGCCGCGACGACCGGCTACCAGATGAAGATCTGGGGCACAAAGGCGGCGGCAAAGGAAGCAGATGCGTCGTGGGAGACGTTCGCCGCAACAAAATCCATTACGCTCCCGGACGGCGACGGCCTGAAGACGATCTATGTAAAGGTGCGCGACGACGTCGGCAACGAATCGACTGCGGCCAGCGACTCCATCACGCTCAACACCTCGATCCCCGCCGTGACCATCACCGGCCCCGACAAGAGCCGCATCTCCAAGGTCACGGGCTACGACGCGGCGGCCTTCTCCTTCGTCTGCGACGTAGACTTCGAGGAATACACCGTCCGCGTCGTTCCGGCGACGAGCAGCCTGCACACGGCGGGCACCCAGATCCCGACGACGGGCGGCTCCACCAACGTCAGCGGCACGGCGGGCGGCTACAAGAAGAACACCGCCATCAACGTCACCGTCAAGGGCGCGGATCTCGAAGCAGCGTCCTCCGGCGACGGCGTGAAGATCGTGAAGGTCTTCGTCAAGAACGCCGCCGGGACGTGGAGCGCAGCCTAATGGCCGCGCCGGAGTTGACCTTCTCCATCACTGGAAACAAGATATCGGCAGTCTCGGGATTCGACTCGATCACCGTCACATTCTCGTCGGACATCGCCTATACGGCTTTTGAGTGCCGCGCGACGAAGTCCGGCGAGGATTGGGGCCGCGGGAAGGGCGCTTTGATCGCGTCCTTCTCCCAGACCCCCGCGGGGACGCAGCGCACCTTTGAGGTATACGACGATTTCCTGCTTTCCGGAGACGGAGAATACAGAATTTCGCTGTTCGCGCAGGGCGCGGACGGCAGCTGGAATGACAATTATGGATTTATCCCGTCCGGACAGTCGCAGACCATGAAAACGGCTGACGGAGAGGATTTCCTGTGCATGAAGGAGTGATCGCATGGCGTACAACAGCCAGTATACCGGCGCGCAGATCGACGAGGCTATCGCCGACGTGCGCAGCAACAAAGACGCGTGGAACGGAAAGCAAGATGTGATCCTCGCCTCCGGTGCGGCCGTCGGGGACCTGATCAAGGTCAAGGCGGTGGACGCCAGAGGGAAGCCGACGGCGTGGGAGGTGGCCGCGGCTGGCACGGATTATCTAACGGAAGCGCCCGTGACGAGCGTGAACGGGAAAACAGGAGCTGTCAAGGTTCGCGAAGTGCCGTCTGTCACCGCCGCTGATAATGGAAAATTTCTGCGGGTTGTTTCCGGTGCGTGGGCGGCGGTAGAGATCGCAAACGCGAATGGAGGGAGCTTCTGATGGCAACTGAATATTTAACGAACGATATAGAACTCACGTCAGTTGCCGATGCCATCAGAGAAAAAGGCGGAACATCCGACCCGCTGACTTACCCAGATGGTTTTGCAAGCGCGGTTCGTGCAATTCAAACCGGGATCGTTCCGCAACTGGTCGTAACGGTATCCGCGGGTGCGATAGTCACAGCGACACACGGCTCCAAAACGATCAGCGGAACATCGGACAGTACCGGAGTTTGTACGCTTATCGTTCCGGAGATCGGCACATGGAGCGTATCTGCGACACTGGATGGGAAAACGTCCGACACAAAATCCGTATCCATCACGGATAGCTATGCGGTGGCGCTTAATTTTGTATATCCGACACTGAATAAAAATACTTGGGAAACAATAAAAAATATATCCGACGCGGGACAGGGCGCGAACTATTGGAGCATTGGCGACCGAAAGGCGGTAACGCTAAACGGCACGGTTGGACATCTTACACTATCTAATTACACAATATACGCATTTGTCATTGGATTCAACCATAATGCGAGCCTAGAAGGGGAAAACCGTATTCATTTCCAGTTAGGCAAAACGGCGCTCTCCGGCGGTACGGACGTGTGTTTCTGCGACAGTTACTATACCTCGCCCGTTTCGACAACCGGCTATTTCTCTATGAACAGTAGTGCAACGAACTCCGGCGGATGGGCGAGCTCGCAAATGCGTACAAATATTTGCGGGACAAGCCTCTCGAGCTATTCCGGAACGATTATCGCAGTCATTCCGGCGGCGCTCCGTGCAGTCCTAAAGTCCGTTACCAAGTACACGGACAATACGGGAAATAATAGCACATCCGCGAGTGCGGTCACGGCGACAAAGGATTACTTTTTCCTCCTCTCGGAGTTTGAGGTTTTCGGGAGCATTTCGAGAGCAAACTCGAACGAGGCGAGTAAGCAAGCGCAGTACGCCTATTATTCCGCTGGAAACAGCAAGGTAAAGTACAAGCACAACGGAACGAGCACCGCCGCTCGTTGGTGGCTCCGTTCTCCGCTTGCGAGCAGCTCCGACGGTTTCGAGAATGTGAACACCAACGGGACAGTCGAAGACCGCACCGCGCGCGCTTCCTTCGGCTTCGCGCCCGGCTTTTGCGTATGAGGGAGAAGCGCATGGAATATATCGTGTATAAGCGGTTCCGTGGGAATGGCATCGATGGAGCATTTAATCTCCGGTACGGAACTGTTGTATCGGAGATTGAAGGGTTCCTGTTTGCAGCAGACGGCAGGCGGATATGCGCTGCGACGTCCGAAAACGGGTGGGAGCATTTCAGGCCGAACACGCAGGAAGGTGCCGAGCGGCAGAAAATGCTGAACGATCTGTACCGATGGTACAGAAAAAACGGCTGCGATGAAGATTTTACGGATGACAAATGGCCGGGGCAGGAAAACGGATACTGGAAGAATCGGCTGCGAACAGCAAGCACAAAGCAATTGGAGAAAATCTATCAAGAGAAATTTGGAGGGACGCCATGTATGCAGTAAAACAGGACGGCGCATTTGCCGGGTATGCGGACAGTATTGTGCCCATCCGACTGCACGGCAACGGTTGTTATGTCCCGTGCAAGGAAGATCAGGCAGAAGGATTTTGCGCTAAGATGGCTATGACTATTACAGATGAAGAAGGGACTGAGCATCAGGTGCTTTCTGACAGGGTGTTTCATCTCGCAGACCATACGCTGAAAGGCACTGAGCCAGAAGGCAGTTATGATGAAATGGGCGCGGCATTGCCACTCACAGATGCGGAAACCGCCGCTAAGATTCTGCTCGGGGAGGCGGACTGACATGAGCACGTATACCGAGCGGGCGCGGGCGCTGCGCCCCTATATCATCAAAAGCGCAGCCAGTCTCACCGACGCCGACGCGAGTCTCGCACCAGAGCTTTTCACCCGCCTGACCGGCTCTGGCAGCCTCGTCAAAGCCGGCACGCGCATCAACTGGGGCGGCACCATCAAGCGCGCCGCCTCCGACCTCTGGGACACGGCCCAGAACACCCCGGACGCCGCCCCGGCCCTCTGGGAGGACATCGCCTACAAACAGGGCTACAGGATCATCCCCGAGACCATCACTGCCGGTCTCGCCTTTGCCAAGGGCGAAAAAGGCTGGTGGCAGACTGAATTGTACGAATCCCTGCTGGCTGCCAACGTCTGGACCCCGTCCGTAAACCCGGACGGGTGGAAGAAGATCACGGAAGAAGGTACATAGCCATGGACACCAAGACCATCATCGTTACGCTCGTCACGGATCGGACGCAGGCGGACGTGGAGCGGGTGCGGGAGCTGGCGGCGAAGGGGTTCGCGGCCATGACTGCCGAAGAGCAGGCGGAATGGCTGGCGGGAATGAAGGGCGCGTACAATGCCTCTGATCTCAACCGCGTGGGAACGGCCCTGAACTATCTGGCGGGCCGCCTCGACGCGATCTGCGGCAGGAGCATCGCGTGGACGGCTAAAACTGATTGGGCCGCCACGGACATTATAACGGCCTCACAGGCCGAGGAATACCGCAAGCAGGTGCAATCCATCCGGGACGCGCTTGCGTATCCTGCCGGGACGCCGGACGCGCCGCAGCTGGGCCGCCTGACCTACACCGATGCAAACAACATCGAGCGCATCCTGAAACTTTGCGAAGACTTAATCGTCAACGTTGCAAAATCTTTTCGCCACACCGGCGCGGCGGAGTGCGCCGCAGGAGGACTTCTGACATGACAGATCGACAACCCACAAAAATTCTCGCCAACGGTGCGATCCGCTACGGCGTCTATAACGCCGACGGCACGCTCAACCACTACGAATACCTCAAGCGCGAGGATGCGCCTACCGTCGAGGGAACGCCCCTCAACAAGGCAAATCTCCTGTCCGACGCGACCGCCGCCAAGCTCTGGCCAAACGCCGCCACCCGCCCGGAAGACCCGACCGTCAACGACGCGCTTGGCAAGCTTTCGGAGGGTACGGCCAAAGTCGGCGACATCGCTATCACCGCCCGCACAGACCTCTCCGACGCATGGCTCCCGTGCGACGGGCGCACTGTATCACAGGAGCAGTATCCAAAACTGTTTTCTGTGCTCAGAAGCTCTGCCGCGCCGCTTCCGTGGGCGTTGAAGACATCGAATATTCAGCCTGTAGCTATGTGGTATCTGAATGGGGAATGGGTCGGCCTGTACGACAGAAAGTTCTGGACGTCGCCCGATTTGGGGACGTGGACGCAGCAGGCGGATATGCCGACCGGACTCTCGCTGGTATCGGATGTGCAGTATGCAAACGGCACTTATTACGCTGTTTTTTCCGGAGACTCCACAGAGTTAAACGGAGTGTACACAACACGTAGCCTCGATACGCCGTTTGCGCTATATGCAAGCGGCGGCCTGCCTGGAAGCGCTGGACTGAAGATGTTTATTACGCCAAACGTTCTGTATATCTACGTAGTAAGAGGCGAATACGGAGCCTATAACAATTACAAGGGAAGAAAAGTAAGTGCCAGCTACGTAAACCAAACAACAAAGGAAATAGTAAGCATCCCAGATTTTATCAGCGGAATTGTATTTTACGCCGAAGAAAAGGACTGCTTTTACAAGCTGAACTGTAGCACCAGCGGCATACTGGAGACTTCAAAGGCAAAAACCCTGATCAATCCGACCTGGGAGGCAGTCAGCAGCGTAAACATCGAAGAATTAACTCCGTCCTTCAACCAGCCGTCGACGTACACCTATCACGCCCTGATGTCAGCTTACCATTGTGGGGCAAATATAATTGCTTTTTTTGCACTGGTGAACGCTGCTTTCTCTGGTGCGGGAACCACGATGTATAGCGGATATATGGTATACAGGTATTCTGCGGACTACGGTGCAACGTGGGAAAACGGGAAGGTAGTTTCCTACAAAACCGATAGCTACTCGCTCGACAACTATACGAACGGCAAATACGAAAACGGGCTTTTGGTGCTTTCAGAAACCGCAAGCGAATCTGAAAGTGCTGATCGAGCGGAAAAGATCATTGCGATCAGCGCTCCAGCATCCGGCCCGGTATATGGAGACGTACTGGGGAGCAGCGTCGACAGTATTGCACTATCGCCGGACGGGGAGGCGGCATACATATCATCGAATGGGCTGGCGTACTGCGATTATAGCGCGGCGGGAAAAGAAATCCCTACCATCGGGACGGACACAAGAAGCAATGCCTACATCAAGGCGCTGGAGGAATAGCCATGCGGGATAGAATCGGCACAAACGATCTCGCAAACGGGGCCGTCCGCTACGGGGTGTATGACGCGGACGGAAGCCTCCTGAGGTACGTATGGCTTCGCCCGGAGGACGAGCCGCTGGAGGCCGGGACGCCGCTCACAGCCGGAAATCTTCTGACGGCACAGATCGCCGAAAAGATCTGGAGAGCGGGCGACGCGCCAACAGACCCGATGGTAAATGAGGCATTCGGGAAGCTGTCGGAGCCGAATTATCACATCGGCGATATCCTCACGACCGTCCGCGTCCTCTCCGCCCCGTGGCACGCGTGCGATGGCTCAACCTTCGATCAGACTGCATACCCAGCCCTCTACGCCGTCCTCGGCGGCACGACGCTGCCGACGATCAGCTATTCCAGCGATACCACCACCTACATCAAAATGGCGGACGATTAGCCCGGCAAATAAAAGAGAAAGGTACAGAAAAATGGACACCAAAACCATCATCGTCACCCTCGCCTGCGCCGCGCTCGGCTCGTCCGCGCTGACGGCGGTAGTCAATGCCATCGTCAGCGCGGTTCAGAAAAAGCGCGGCAAGGCCACATCGCAGGATACGCACCTCGCCGAGATCGACAAAAAGCTCGGGAAAATGCAGGAGCATCAGGACGAGCAGTATCTGGCAATCCTCCGCCTTACGATCATGAGCGAGGAAATGCCGATGGCAGAGCGCCTGATCGCCGGAGAGAAGTATAAAAAGATGGGCGGGAACGGCGACGTGAAAAAATTCCTGCACCAGCTGGAGGCGCAGTGCGGGCATAGCAATGCGCAATAAATTGGGAGGCAGATATGCGGGTAAAAGGCAAGTGGAGCAAGGGCGAAATGGCGCGAACCATTGTTGTATATCTGCTCCAGCTCATCACGACGGTAATTGGCTGGGCCTGCGCTCTGAAAACCGTCGCCGTCCTAATTGCAGTCATCCGCAGCCCGGAGCTCGGCGCGTCAGTAGACCTGTCCGACGTGCTTGGCTTTACCGGCTGGGCAACCATCACAGAGCTTGGCCTGCTTGCATTCAAGCGGGTTTTTGCGAAGAAAAATGAAACAGTCGAATAGCGAAAGGAGTAATTACTTATGGACTACACACAGATCATCTCGGCAGTGATCGCGCTCGTCAGCGCGCTCGTCTCGGCGTTTCTGATCCCGTGGCTCAAAACCAAGATCGACGCCAACAAACTGCAAACCATCAAAACATACGTAGAGATCGGCGTGAAAGCGGCGGAACAGCTCTACGCGGCAACGGACGGCGAGGAAAAGAAAGCCTATGTGATCAATTTTCTGGCCGAACACGGAATCCGGTTCGACGTATCTACAATCGATCAGCTGATCGAGGCCGCCGTGCTACAGCTGCACCACGAGTTGTACGGGAGTGACCGGGCATGAGCATCAAAATCGGACAGGCCAGTCTTGGAGAAACCGGAGGCCGCAACCAGCAGCCCGGCAACCAGACCGGGCGGGAGCTGAATATCTCCAACTGGTACAATGGCTGCTGGCTCGGCGTACTGCGCTACAAGAGCCGCAAAAAGGCCGAGCGGGCCGCGCAGACGTGCGAGGCGGCGATTAAAAACCGGAACATCGGGTACGACATGAGCGACCGAAACACGGCGTATGAGGCTGCCAGAGCCGTCGGGTGGGACGTGAGCAAGATCACAAAGCCCGTCGAAACGGACTGCTCCGGCCTCATGACGCTCTGCGCCGTGGCCGCAGGATGCGAGGCCGTCGCCGCGCTCTACAAAAAGCAGGGGAATTCCTGCACCACCTACTGTATGCTGCACGATTGGCCCGCAACGGGAGACTTTGAGCTGCTGACCGGCAGCAAGTACCTAACGACAGACGCCAATCTCCTGCGCGGCGACGTACTGGTAAGCTCGGGCCATACCGTGATGGCCCTCGAAGATGGAAAAAATGCAGAGGAGGAAACCGAAATGGTAGAAAAGAGCAAAATCATCGTCGACGGAAAGGAAGTCACCGTTGAGCGCATCCTGAAGAACGGCACGAACTACGTCAAGGTGCGCGATCTGGCCGCTGCGCTGGATCTCGAAGTCGGCAACAAGGGCAATATCGCTGTGCTGAATCACAAGGAAAAGTAAGGAGGCGGGGCGTATGTCGCCGCAGGCACGCGGCAAACTTCCCCCAGAGCTGGGCCGCCTGACCCGCAAGGATATGGAGGCCGTGATCTATCAGGCCAATCTTGGCCGGGAAAATGAGAAGATCGCGCAGCTCTATTTTGTGGATAAGCTTCCCCAGGTAGATGTTGCAACAGAGCTGTTTCTGGGCCGCGCCACGGTCCAGCGCCGCCTCCCGGAGATCATGCGGGAGATGCAGCGGACATCCAGCAAACTGTATAACTGAGATAAGCGCCGAGAAATCGGCGCTTATTTTTAAAAAAACTATTGACATATACGGTATTACGGTATATAATAGGTACATAAGATAAAGCAAAACAAAACCAACTACGGAGGGTACAGCGATGGCAAAGGCGAAGATCACTTGCAAATGCGAAATCTGCGGAGGCACGTTCGAACACGTCCGCACTTGCATCAACAGAAGCGACGCAGATTCCTATGCAGAATGGGCTGCGGAACACGTTACTGTTTGCCCGTCCTGCCATTCCGCAGCAAAAAAGGCAGAAGCGGCTTCCAAACTGAATGCGTACATTGCCGAGAACTTCGGAACCGAGCATCCGCTTCCCAAGATCACCGGCGTTTCCGAAAAGCAGATTTCCTATGCAGAGGCCCTGCGCGACGAATTCATCTCTCGTGATCTTGCGGGCTGCCACGTAAAGCTCGCCAGATTCTTCGCGGTGGAAGATAAAGTCCGGCTCGAAAACATGAGTGAAGAATGGCACGCCGCAGCAGAGAAGCGGGCGGAATCGGAAGGCCTGTCCGTCGAAGCATGGTTCACGAAAAACCGCCCGGCAATCGTAGCCCGCACTTCCAAGATTACGATCGTCGATGTTGTAAAAAAGCTTGAGCTGATCGTAACGGAGTCCAACGCGTCGAAGATCATCGACGCACTGCGCTGAGAAGGAGGATCTTAAAATGGAAAACGTAAAAGAAATCACAAGAATCATGGAGGCCGGGCGCGACGCAGGCCGCGCACAGGAACCGATGCGGTTTTCGACGCAGGAAGAACGCAACGCATGGTATGAGAAACAAACGGAAATCCTGGCGAAGGTTATGGCTCCAGTAGGAGACGAACCTTACGACAAGAACCTGCAAGGGCATAAGATCGCGGACCGTTTCGCGGATATCCATACATTCGAAATCTACAGGCTTACCAATATCCGATACATTATCGGAGACTTCGAAACGTATGAAGAGTACGCGGCCAACTGCCGGGCGGAAATAGAAGCATGGTTTGATAAGCTGCAAGCAGATTTAGAGGAGGAATAAAAAATGATTGCACATCTTTACCGCATCCATTCTGATTTCCGGAACGTTCCGGACAAAATCATCATTAAGGCGAAGGCGAAGGAAAACTTCCCCGGTACTTGGCTCCACGCCGAAGTTGAACTTCCGGATTTTATCCGGGTGGCCGAAACCGAAGCCGGTGACGGATTCCTGTTCACGCAGGATGAAACTATTATGAACGTTTATATCGAAGATGCGGAGCGCTTGGACGGTGACGCAATTAAGGGAACGGTGAGCATCCGCAGCGCAAGCGGACGTATGCTTGCGAAGTGCGTCGCCATGTGGCGATGAGAACAGGGGGGTGAATCATGCCGAGTGAGGCCCAAAAGCGCGCCCGCGACAAGTGGGACGCCACAAACATGACGCTGGTAAGCTGCAAGATGCGGCGCGACCTTGCTGACGATTTTAAGTCTGCCGCAAAAGCAAACGGCACAACGCCCAGCGCCTTGATCCGTGGGTGGATCGACGGATATATGCAGCAAAACAAGCCCGTGGAGTAATCCGCAGGCAATTTTGAACCAAATTGATACACAACTGAGGCACAAGAAGCCGTAAAAAAGCCCATACTGGACACATCAAAGGAGTGTTCGGTATGGGCTTTTCTTATTTTAATCCAAACCCCGCCGGGCTGAAAGTCGGGGACTGCACCGTCCGGGCCATCGCAAAGGCGACCGGGAAGAGCTGGGACGAGGTGTATATCGGATTGTGCCTGCAAGGACTCATCATGGGAGATCTGCCGAGCGCAAACAGCGTATGGAGCGCTTACCTCCGGCAGCAGGGCTTTACCCGGAACGTAATCCCGAACACGTGCCCGGACTGCTATACCGTCGCGGATTTCTGCGCAGATCATCCGCGCGGCGTGTATGTGCTGGCGTTATCAAGCCACGTTGTGTGCGTGGAGGATGGGACTTATTTTGACACGTGGGATTCTGGGAGTGAAATTCCACTGTTTTATTGGGCAAAGGAGGAAACATGATGTTTGGACAACAGCCGTATGTGTATCAGCAGCCGATTTACAATCAGCCGCCCATGCCGCAGATGCAGGAGCCGCAGATGCAGATGCGTCCGCAGTATCAGCCCGCGCCGCAGATGCCGGCTTACCAACCGCAGCCCCAGCAGCCGCAGAATCAGTCGATCATCTGGGTTCCGAACGAGCAGGCGGCGAACGACTTTATTGTCGCGCCCAACAACGCAGTAACGCTTTGGGATATGAACGCGCCGGTCGTGTACGTCAAAAAGGCCGACGCAAGCGGAAAGCCGACCATGACAACGTATGATCTTGTGGAGCGCGCACAGGCCACGCCAGCGCCCGCAGCGCCGCGAAAAGACATGAGCGAAGAATATGTGACCCGCAGGGAGTTTGAGGAGCTTGTGGCGAAGCTGTCCGCCCCAAGCGTCAGGCCGCGAAAGATGAAGGAGGCGGACAATGAACCCACTGTTTAACGCCCTCGGCGGCGGACAGCTGCCCGGCCCGATGGGGCAGTTCCAGAACATGATACAGCAGTTCCGGCAATTCCAGAACAGCTTTCAGGGTGATCCAAAAGCAGAGGTTGAGAAGCTGGTACAAAGCGGGAAAATCACGCAGCAGCAGTTGAACCAGCTGCAGCAGGTGGCGGGGCAATTCCGGCAACTGCTGCAATAGTTCGGGAATTCCGAACAGTTGAACGATCAAAATCGTGGCCACGATTGAGATAAATCTTTTGAATCTACGAAAGGAATGAAAAATATGAGTTTGAATGACGGCACCCCGACCATGACAATGCCCGTCGCGCCTACCGGCATGACAGGTGGCGGCTGGGGCGGCTTCGGCGGTGATAATGGCTGGTGGTTCATCATCCTGTTCCTTGCCATTTTCTGCGGCTGGGGCGGCAATGGAAACGGCTTCGGCAACAACGGCAGAAATTCCGGCGGCGTTGTAGACGGCTATGTGCTGGCCTCTGACTTCTCCAACATCGAGCGCAAAATCGACAGTGTAAATCAGGGACTTTGCGACGGATTTTACCAGCAGGCGCAGCTTGTCAACGGCACCAACATGGCGATGGCAAACGGCTTTGCTCAGGCCGAGCTTTCCCGCTGCAACCAGCAGGCCGCGCTTATGCAGCAGCTGAACAACATGGCGATGCAGGCACAGGAGTGCTGCTGCGAAAACCGCGCTGCAATCGCCCAGGTGCGCTATGATATGGCGACGCAGGCGTGCGACACCCGCAACACCGTGCAGAACACCACCCGCGACATCATCGACGCCATGAACTGCGGCTTCCGCAGCATCGACCAGCGTCTGACGGCGCAGGAGCTTGCGGCGAAGGACGCGAAGATCGCAGAGCAGAACCAGCAGCTTTTCGGCTACCAGCTGGCAGCATCGCAGGCGGCACAGAACAATTACCTTGTTTCCACGCTTCGCCCGAGTCCCAGCCCGGCCTATGTTGTCGCGAATCCGTACTGCTGCAACAGCGGCTACAACTACGGCTGCGGCAACTGCGCGTAACAACTCCACATCGTAGAGCTTTTTCGTGGCCTCACGAAAATGGTCGGCCCCCATTGCCGATACTCGATAGCAACGCGGCGGGGCAATCGTCCCGCCGCTGTATTTTTTTTTTTTTGAAAGGAATGATTTTATGGCTGAATTTACATCATCCGGGATTCAAACTGTCGCCGCTGGGCAGAACGTCCCTCTGATCTCCAC